CACCGCCGGTCCCGTGATTCGACCGCTGCAACAGCCAAAGCGGCTATTTTGATGAAGCGACCACGAGGGTCTGTGAGCGGATTTTCCGACGACGGAACCATCTTGTTTAATTGTCGTGTGATGTAACGCGCGAAGTCATCGCTTGCGTACTTATCATCATGCTCGGGACCGCCCCACTGTGCGTCTTGTGCCATACGCTCGAGCGCTACTTCGGTATAAATTGCCGATGCCGAGATACTGACGGCTGGGGCGTTCGGCGTGAGTACACCATGGCTTTGACTTTTCGGCGCGGGATCGTACGTACCGCACGTGGGCTGGGCAGCGTCTTCGCCTATGGCGCGTATGCGCTGCTCGTGGGCAATCACCGACTCGTGCGGCTGCTTACCCAGGGGTGCTGTCTGCATGATCGTGGCCTTCGAGCCGGCCACCAGCCGATCGTCGACCAGCTTGGCGTAGCCCATGATGTCATGCCAGTTGTCGCTGTAGTTCGGGTCACCGTTCAAGATGCGTGCGATCTTGTCGGCGATCACCGACAGGGCTTGCTTCTGGTCATCGGCCAGTTTGCCCCAGCTCGCGGGCGATTCGCGCATAACCTCCTGCAGCCGCTGGGCGATCCGGGCGTGATCGGTGAAGGCGCCGTAGCGTTGGCCGCGCTCGGCCAGGGTTTCGTCGACTGTGCTCATGCTGTTTTTGCTCCTATGGATACAACGTTCGTGGGGGGTGCAACTTGGTGTAGGGGCGCCACATAGCCGCCCAATTTGGTTGAGTCGATACGCCAGCAGCGGCTCTGGCCATTACTGTAGACCGTGTCCGCGCCGAGCACCTTCTGGGCGTTGCGCTGCGTGATCACGCCGGCGCGCTCCAGGTCCCACTCGAGGGTCTTGAACGGGATACCCGCGTCGGCACAGAACTCCATGATCGCGCCACGTGCAATGTAGATCAGGTTGAAGTCCAGCTCGTGGCGCACCTGCAGCGCGTCGGTGTGGCGCACCACCACGTTGTCCAGGTTGGTCGAGGACTTGGCCGAGATGATCAGGGTGTTGCGCATATAGCCGTTGAGGAATTCGGTCAGCGTCTCGAGCGGCGTGTTGTTTGACTCCTTGATGGTCTCGCGGTGTCGTGTCAGGTGGGCGATCATCCACTCGAGGTCTTCCTCATAGGGCAGCTCGATCAGGCCCAGGGCCGAGGCGATCTGGGCTGCGGTGTAGCAGGCGGCCACGCAGGCGGACCAGAAGCGCTCGGCCGACGCGTTGCTCGAGTTCAAGAGCCGGTCGACCTTGGCCACGTTTTTGATGAAGCCCCGCTGCACGGCGGCGTAGTTCTCGGTCACGAACTTGGCGAACAGCGGACCCGCGTGGCCATAGTTGGCGTTCATCGAGCGGATGAACTCGTCGGCCACGATCTTCGCCTCGGTGCCGTTGTCGACGGACACAAACTCGACGTTGATCATGCGCATCATGTGCGGATCCACGTCGCGGCCACTCGAGACCATCGCGCTGATATCGTCGGTGTTGGTGGTCATCAGGCCGATACAGGCCCAGCGATCGACCTTGCCCGACTGCTCGGCACCGGCCGTCATGCGGCGCTTACCCTCACCCTGGGAGAAGTTGAGCAGGAAGCGGCGCTTCTCATCGACGTCGCGCTCGGTCGTGTCGTCGAGCATGAATGGCAGGCTGTGGGTGGTACCGAGCGCACTGTACAAGGCGTTGACCGTTGCGCCCTCCTTGTTGCCATTGATCACCAGCGCGTCGGGCCGGCCCCACACCGAGCTGCACGCCTGCAAGCAGGTGGTCTTGCCGCGCCCGGACTTGCCCGAGGCCGCCATGATCACGCCACGGTGGCCGGTGTCGTTCATCTCGAAGATGATGGACCCGAATGAGGCGTACAGGAACATGCGGTGGCCGGCATAGTTCGGCCGGTTGTAGAACTGCATCGCCGCCTTCCAGCCCTCGAGCGTGCCGCCCGCCTTTAGGCCGTTCTTGGTGCTGTTCTTGATCGCTTCGTTCGGGTTGTGCAGCCGGGACGTGCTGTCAGCGAACAACACCTTGTCGGCTAATACAAAGGTCTTGTGGTCGTCGTGCCAGCCCAGGCGCTCGTAGAGTTTGTCGCGGCCATTGGCCTTGACTAGGCTTTGCAGGTAGGCGCTCATATACAGTTGTGTGCTCTTAACTTGTTCGCCGAGAAGGATCAAGCCCTTACTGAACAACAGCTTGATGAGTGCGCGCGAGTCGGCGAGTAACCCGAGCGGCACGTCGATATCGCGGATGGTGGTACCCAGGCCACGCTCAACCGGCAGGTGCATGCGCCACGTGCTGCGCTCATCGATATTGGCATCGACCTCGCTCTGGGTGCGCACCGCGAGCGGGTAAAGGTCATACGGGCAGATCACGTAACTGTCGAGCTGGCCTTCCTTGTTCTCATACTCCTGGATCACCGCGCCATCCGAAGCACGGCGCTTATAGCCGGTCGGCGGCTGCGGTAACTCGATCGAGGTGACGCCGGCATCGGTGGTGATCACGACGCGCGGTGCGGCGGCCTCGACGATGTGGCGCCCCAGCTGCGCCGGTGAGGTGATCTTGCCGTAGTGCGGACAGCTCTCACACAGCGCCGGGTTGAGCTGGTGGAAGTGCTCGCAAGTGGACGGCCCGGTGCTCCAGTTGTCCAGCTTGGCCTGGGTCGCGCTCATGCTAAAGTCGGGGTGCGCGTCCGAGATAAAGCGCGCGGCCAACTCGGCCTTGTCGCTGAATTTCACCAGCCCCAGGCCGGCACGCCACAGCTGCTCGCCGGTCGTGGCCCCGCGGTTACCCGCCTGCTGCTGCAGCTGCGCACAGTGGAACACGATGCGGTCAAAGTTCAGGGGCTCGCTCACGACCTCCAGGTTGGCTTGGTCACCCCAGATGTCGGCGGGGGCATCGCCTGGGATCGGCGCGGCCTTGACGGTCTTGCGCGGCCGCGCCGGCAGGCTCTCGCCGTAGGCGGCGGCGTGCGCATCGAGCTTGCGGGTGAAGTCGGTGAAGGTGATCGGGTTGGCGCACGACATGATCAAGCGCACTGCGGCGCCGCGCTTGTGGTTAAAGGTGCCGGGCAGACGCAGCACGCGCGCCTCATCGCTGGTGACGGACGGGTCAGCCTTCAACTGCTCACGCGCGCAGATGTTCTTGAAACGCTCGGCCTCGGCACGCCACAGCTTGGTGCTCACCGGGGTCACGAGCGGCCAGTAGATATGGTAGCCGCCGCCCGAGTCGACGATGGTGGGGCGCGGCAGGCCGAGCTTGATGCCAAAGTCGCGCAGCGCGGTGATCGCGGCGTCCTTACTGGCAAACTTGTTGGTGTTGGACGGATCGACATCGAGGTCCAGGAAGAACGACCGCATCAGCATCGCGTTCTCCTGGGTGCGGCTCACCCATTCGCCCTTGGCGTCCCGGTACCGCTCGCGCTCATATGATGCCAGCGCGAAGTAGGCCGCTTTGCCTTCGAACGCCGCGTGGTTTAGGGTCTCGATCGCACCGTCAATGGTACGGTGGGGGACATTTTTGAAGTGCCCCTGGCGGTCGATCACGCCGGTGATGATATAGCCCGTGTCAGGCAAAACGGATTCGATAAATTGCCGCGCGCTCATACGATGTCCCTAGGGTCCAGCCAATTGTATCGGCCCGTAGGCCGTGGTCTTATACCGGGATCGAACCGGATCGGGGCTGCGGCTTGTGCTTCAAAACGAGTGCATAGGTGGCGGTCGTGCGTCCAGTGATGGTGCCTTGCAGTGGCAGGTCACGGGCACGCTTGGCTTTGCGCAGCGTCGTGATCAGGCGCTCGAGCTTGAGAATCTTGTCGGGCTGGGCGAGCGGCGCCGTCTGACCGTACATCCAGCGATACACGGTGGGCTTGGACACGCTGAGCAGCTTTGAGATCGCTTCGATCGGGACGTTGCCGTCGATGGCCAGCTCGGCCAGGATCGGGCCCAGGGCGTCGGGGTCGGCGGCGCGAGCTGCGGCGATTTGGTCGCGGCGCTCACTGGTAATGATGCGTCCCATGGGGATACTCCTGGAGGTGGGGAGACGGGGCACCGCGTGTGGCCGATGCCCCTGGGTGTAACTTTACGGCGCGTCGTGCCACTCGTCTAGCAGCGTCGACAGCGCGGCCGGGGTACCGGTCTCGGCCGGCACATTGACGGCCGCCGCAGCTGCTGCCGGCTTGGCGTCGACCACTTCGGCCGGGGCTGCCCGCGCTACCACAACTTCTTTCGCTGCGGGGGCGAGAACCGCAGCATCACCGTCTTCCTCGAGCGCGGCCATCTGGGCCAGCAGCGCGGCTTTCTTGGCCGCCTTGGCGTCGAGGATCGCTTGCGCGGCCGCCGCGGCCGCATCGGCTTCAGCCTTGGCTTTCTTGGCCGCCGCTGCGGTAGCCTTCTTGGCGTTGGCCGCAGCGATCTGTGCCTCGGCGGCTGCCACGTCGGCGTCATCCACATCGGCGGTACCCTTGGCCACGGTGCTGCCTGCGTCAGCGGCGCGCGACGGGATCGACGGCTTGCCGGTCAGGCCATCGTTATCGGGCGAGCCCGTCAAGATCTTGGCGATCTCGTCGGTCGAGTCGGCGATACGTTGCTTGGCGGTCAACATGTCGTCAGGGCTGAGCCAGCCGCCGGCTTTGAACAACAGCTTGGGGTACGCCGTATTATTGTCGAACTTGACACGGGTTTGCACGGCGGCGGTGTGCTTGGCCCCGCGTTGACGCAACATCTCCAGGTACTGATCCCAGGCATACCAGCCCTCGGCTTCGTTGGCTTGGTTGGTCGCGTCCCACACCGAGGTCTGCGCCAAGCGCAACAGCAGCGCCGGATGAGTGCCGATCAGCTTGCCGGGCGGCACGATCGCCACACGCTTGAACGGCGCGCAGGCTGCGGACTTCGACGGCTTGCCATCGGTGGAGATCTTGGAACCCTTGACCGAGAACTCGCAGCTCGCGCAGGTCGTCGCGCAGGGTTCTTTCACGTCCGCGTCAGGCGTCACGCCGTCGGCCGAGTAACACATCGGCGCGCTGTTTTTGCCTTCCTCATAGGCGCCGGGGTAGTAGGCGCGCGAGCGGCCCTTGTTGTGGTCGAGCACCACCACCTCGATGATGGCCACATCCTCGCGGTCACCCTCGGCGTTGATGCGGGTCTGTTTGGTTTCCTCGCCGTCGACGATCAGGCGCCAGATCTTGCCACGGTAGGACATCGTGTTGATACTGACGCGCGAGGCGATGTTGGATTCTTCGCCCCACACGCTGGCCAAGTGCGCCGGCACGCCGGTCGAGCCGGCTTCAAATGGGATAAGTTCGTTGGACATGGGGTTCACCTAAGTGGGGCTGATTAAACCGGCCGGGACCGGACTGATACTTTACCTGCAAGTATTACAAAGCAGGAACTATTTACAGAACGTCCGACTCCTGACCCGTCGCAAAGTCACCGCACAACGGCGTGTCAGGTACCAATTCCTCGACCGTCTGTAGCCGCGGCGCAACAGCCGGTTCGGCCATGCCGAGTTTTTTATAGATCGCGCGCAGGTGCAAGGCTTGGCTGATCGCGTCATCCAAGGCGTTGTGATGCATACCCTTGCGCACCAGCTTGACCGCATCGGCGCCGGGC